GAAGATAATAAGTTGTTTTTAATCCAGCTTCCCAGCAAGACATATAAACATCATTTAAATACTTTAAGGAAGTAGATTTATTGTATAAATTAAAGCTTACCGCTTGGTCTATCCATTTTTGGCGAGACGCATTACATTCAATTAGTTTAAACATATCGCGATCAAACGCTGTTTTATATTTCTCTTTTAATTCAGATGGAATATCTCCATTTAGTAAAGATAGGTCCCCATCGACGCTTTTTACGAGCTTAGCGATTTTGCTATTCCATAAACCAGCATTTTTCATGTCATTAATAAAGTGTTCATTCGTAATAAAGAAATTGCCGCTTTTGTTTTCATAAACAAACAACACAGAAAAATTAGGTTCTATACTTTGCTCTACTCCATTAATATAGCCGATGGTAGCTGTTGGTGCAATAGCCATAACATTACTGTTGCGCATGCCAAATTCAGATATATGAGCCCTTAATTCAAGCCATTCATCTTTCATGCTTTCCCCCTCACCTCTTTCAGATTCCTTGGATTTTGTGCGGTAATTCATTAATCTATTATTAGAGTCAATAGGTAGAATATTTTTGCTCCACAGAGACCCATCAAAAGTTTCGTATCTACCTTTTTCTTTCGCCAATAGAGAACTAGCGTATATTGCATGATAAGAATAAAATTCAAATAATTTATCATTAAACTCTACAGCTTCATCACTATCAATATTAATATTCATTCTGTGACAAATATCATGAAGAGCCATCATACCTAAACCAATAGGACGATGCCTTAAATTACTAGTCTCTGCTTCCTTAGTTGGATAAAAATTAAGATCGACAACACTATCTAATGCCCTAATTGCAGTGTGAATAGTATTTTTTAATTTATCATAATCTAAAGTATTGTCTTCATTTAAATGATTAAGAAGGTTGACTGACCCAAGATTACATACTGCAGTCTCTCCAATATTAGTCTTTTCTCCTTTTTCGTATTTAGAAGATTTAGTGTGAAGAGTGATTTCTGTACATAAATTACTACTATGAACAATACCTTCGTGTTGATTTGTATATCTAATGTTGCACGGATCCTTGAAAGTATTCCATGGGTGAGAAGTTTCAAATAAAACCTTAAGCATTTTTTTCCACAATTCTTTTGCAGGGGTTATTCTGTAATTTTTAATTAAGCCTTCTTCTGCTTGATTACATAGTTCATTGTACTTTTTATCAAACTCCGCCCCAAACAAATCGTGCAGTCCAGATTCTTTTGGATCAAAAAAGTACCAAACATCTTCATTCTGAACTCTACGCATAAATTCATCAGGAATCCAAGAAGCAGTGTTCATATCATGACACCTCAACCTGTCATCCCCAGTGTTCCTCCTTAAGTTTAAAAAGTCTTCAAAATCTAAATGCCAAGGCTCTAGATAAGCACATCCAGCACCTGGACGCTTACCTCCTTGATTCACTGCTACGAGGAGATCATTGTATATCTTAAGCCACGGCACAAGTCCGCTAGAAACACCGTTAGTTCCCTTAATATATGAACCTGTTGACCTAAAAGGGGTTACATCAAGACCTAGGCCTCCAGCATATTTACTCTTACGAGCCTCTTGCCAAGCACCGTCAAAAATACCATCAATACTGTCATCAAAAGTGTTTAAATAACATGAGCTTAATTGAGATCTGACCGTTCCACTATTAAAAAGAGTAGGGGTCGAAGAAGTATATAAAAATTGACTAAACATATCATAATATTTAATCGCCCAATCCTCTTTGTTTTCTTCGTTTAGCGCTAAGCCCATTGCGACTCTCATCCAAAAAGACTGAGGAGCCTCCATGATTTTATCGTCTTCTCGAATAAAATACCTATCTGTTAAAATTTGTATACCCAAATATTTAAAAGAGTTATCTCTACGAATACGAATAGCTTCAGAAAGCTTCCCTAAATCGTATTCCAACATTCTAGTATTAAGCTTACCACCCTTAACGAGCTTTTTTATTCCTTGAATAAAGCTCTTTCTGTATTGAAGCCTGAACGCGTCACTATCAACACCTTCTTTAAAAACTTCTTTATATACCGTATTTAGTAGTAATCTACCTGCGGCGTAACTATAGTTAGGCTCCTTTTCGATCTTTTCTCGAGCGCTTAATATAAGAGCTGTATCAATTTCCTTGGTTGTGATCTTGTCGTATAATTGAAGTTGAGCATCTAGCACGATTTCACTTACTGATACATCAGCGATATCGTTACATGCGCGTTCAACATTAGCATTAATTTTCTCGACATTAAAGTCTTGAAGACGTCCGTTTCGTTTTTTTACTTTTATATCCATATTGTGTTTAAAATATTAACATTTGAGGGGGTAATTGTCAATAGGAATATATAGCTGTTAACAACTTTTCTTTCTTGACATTGAACTGTATTTATTATAGAATAGATAGCATGATACCATTATTCAAAAGCCACTTTTCTATTGGCAAAAGTATATTAACGCTTGAAGATCCAATTACACATAAAGAAGGTAAGTCGGACAGCGTTTTTACAATTGCTACAGAAAATAAATTAAAAGAAGTAGTTCTTGTAGAAGATTCTCTCACAGGATTCCTGCAAGCTAAAAAGCAAGCGGATAATCTTGGCTTAAAATTAATTTTTGGATTAAGGATTGACATGAAGGAAGATGCGAAAGTTAACCCAAAAGAAGAAAACCAACAATGCTCTCACAAAATTATTATTTTTGCAAAAAACTCAAAAGGATGTAAATTATTAAATAATATTTCTAGTGCAGCTTATACAGAGAACTATAACTGCGTAGACAGAAAAACACTCAAAAGATTCTGGAATAATAAAGATCTATTAATGGCAATCCCATTTTATGATTCATTTATATTTAATAATTTAATTAAATTTTGTAACTGCACGCCAAATTTTGATTTTTGCAAGCCAACGCTTTTTATAGAAAACAATTCATTACCTTTTGACAACTTCGTAGCAAGTAAAGTTAAGGAATATGCCGGCAAAAACAATATGACATTACAACAAACGAAGAGCATTTATTATAATAAGAAAAAAGATGTGCAGGCATTTCAAACCTATAAGTGCATTACAGGCCGTACTTTCGGCAATAAAACATTATCAAAACCAAACTTAGATCATTTCGGCAGCAATGAATTTTGCTTCGAAAGCTGGAAGGAAAAAAATGAAAGAATCACTGCTTAGATTTCAAAAGAATAAAAAGTATTTACTGTTCGATTATGAAACATGTAATTTAAATCTTGTGTCCAACAATAAACCATGGCAATTAGCATTCCTTGTAATAGAAAATAATAAAATTGTAGAGCAAAAAGATTATTGGCTTAAGTGGGATGAATTAAATGTTTCTCCTGACGCAGCTAAGATCACTGGTTTTACAGAAGCAAAGTACAAGAAAAAAGCTACATGCCCCAAAGCTGCATTAGATCATTTCGAAAAATATCTGTATGACGACTCATATCTCAAGGTTGGCCATAATCTATTAGGTTTTGATGTATATATGCATAATGTTCATCGCAAATTAATTGATGAAAATGCAGAAACCGATTTTAGCTACACAGAACATTTAGTAGATACTCTTTGCCTAGCAAAAGCCCTAAAGAAAAGGATTAGATTAGACAAAGACGATAATTTTTTAGCATGGCAATATCGACTCAACCACCTGATTGAGAGAGGTTTAAGCTGCAATCTTAAGCAATGCTGCAAAGATTTTGATGTTGACTTTGATGAGAAAAAATTGCATGATGCCCTATATGACATTAGAGTTAACTATGAAGTATTCAAAAAAATGATATGGGAGATAGAAGTATAATGAGTTTTACAGAACAGTTTACAGATTACGAAGATTGTGCGCCTCCAGGCGTAAAATTACCAGAAATTAAAATCGAAAAGAAATACTATGAAATGCTTGATGCATCAGAAGATATTTCAAACTTCGACTTTCTACGTAAGCTATGCCATAAAGGAGTTTATGATAGAGGCATAGATAAATTTAAAAATAAGAAAGAATATTTTGATAGAGCAAAATCAGAGCTTAAAATCTTAGATGAGCTAGGGTTTATAGATTATATTTTATTAAATTGGGACATAATAAACTATTGTCACGAAAATGATATACCTACAGGTCCAGGAAGAGGGTCTGCTGCAGGCTCTTTGGTTCTTTATCTAATTGGAGTCACAGATGTAGACCCGGTGAAATATAGCCTTTTCTTTGAGCGTTTTGTTTCAAAGAGTAGGGCAAGAAAAATAGAAAAAGATGGAGAAATTTATTTAGATGGAAGTCTTTTAGCGGATGTAGATAACGACATAGCCTACGAAAGAAGGGTTGAAGTTATAGAATATATCGAAAAAAAACATCCCGCTCGTACAGCTAAAATATTAACACTAAACACCTTGAGCGGAAAGCTTTGCGTGAAAGAGTGTGGAAAAATTGTTGGGGAATTTTCCGAGCAAGAGGTGAATGAAGTTAGTGACACTATTCCCAAAAAGTTCGGAGTTGTTATGCCAATTTCGTCTGCAATAGAAGAAAGTGAAAAATTCGCAGATTGGGCAGCAAGTAATCCAGAAGTATTTGAGATTGCTCTTAAATTAGAAGGTTTAAACAAAAACACGGGAGTTCATCCTAGTGGTATTGCAATTTCTTTTCAAAAAATCACAGATATTTGTCCAATTCAAAAATCAAATGATGGGGCTTTAGTCACCGGATATGACATGAATTGGGTTGCAGAATTAATGGTGAAGTTCGATATCTTAGGATTAAGAACTTTAAGTGTTATTTATGATGTCTGTAAAAATCTAGATATAGATATTTCTGCTGTAGATCTAAATGATGCAGACGTATATAAGCCATTGCAGTCTCTTAGAGCGCCTCACGGGCTTTTTCAGCTCGAATCTGATACAAACTATAGGGTTTGCAAAAAGATTAAACCTAAAGATTTAGAGCAACTTAGTGCGGTCGTAGCGATTGGTAGACCTGGAGCTCTAGAATTTTTAGATAATTACGCTACATATTCTGAAACAGAAGAAGCGCAGGTTATTCATGAATTCTTTAGTGATGTTCTGGATTATACAGGAGGAATCCCGCTTTACCAAGAGCAATTGATGCAAATGTCAGTTAAGGTTGGATTTACGCTTGATGAAGCGGAACAATTAAGAAGAATTGTCGGTAAGAAAAAAGTAGAGCAAATGCCTGCTTGGAAAAAGAAGATTGAAGACAAAGTAGAGGAAAATGATTTACCTAGAGAGATATCACATATTTTGTGGAGCGTAGCAGAAGATAGTGCTAATTATTCTTTTAACAAATCCCACTCCCTAGCCTATGCAACTTTATCTGCATGGACAGCTTATTTAAAATTTAATTACCCACAGCAATTTTTTATATCTTTACTAAAAATGACTAAATACGAGCCATCTCCACAAGAGGAAATAGCTAAGGTTTGTCAAGAGCTTTCTAATTTTGGAATAAAATTACTTTCTCCAGACTTGGCAAAATCTGGTATGGATTTTTCAATTGAAGGTAAAAATATACGATTTGGATTAAATAGCATCAAAGGCGTGAGTGAAAAGTCCTTACATTCTCTCAGAAATTTTCGCTCAAGCGAAACCCCAACGAAATACGATATCTTTCTCGCAGCAAAGCAAGCTGGATTAAACATTGGTATATTAAGCGCATTAATTCAAGCTGGAGCTTTAGAGAGTAAAGGTAAAAATAGGTCTCTGATGGTTTTGGAGGCTCAAGCATTTAATCTATTAACAGACAGAGAGAAGCGTAACTTTATTTCTCTTGGAGAAAAGTATGAATATAAACTTTTAAACTGTATAGCAGATGCTAAAAAAGGAGGTCTAGTAGGAGACGATGGAAAGCCTTTAATGAAAGAGTCTAGATTTAAAACATTTAAGAAAAAATACGATTTATATAAAGAGATTTATGATAAAAATAAAATGTATCAAGGATTTGCTAATTGGTATTTTGAAACAGAGTTACTTGGATATAGTCATAGCTCTTCGTTAAAATCATGCTTCATGGACTCCTATGAGGCATTAAAAGATTCAAGGGACTTAAATCTTATGAATTCAGATGACAAAGGTAAATTTATCGGAGTTGTAGAAGATTGCATCAAAAGAACTTCTCGTAATGGAAATAAATATATGAAACTCTCAATTACAGACGAACATGGTAAATATGACGCTATGCTTTTAAATTCTCGAAGAGGTAATTTTTATGACAGATATTTTGATTCTAAGAAGAAAACTCCATCAAAAAAGAGTATAATAGTAGCGTATGGAAGAAAAGGAGAAGATATAGTTTTTTTAGATTCTTTAGCTATAATGGACGAAAAGATATATATGAAAATGTCTGAAGTTAAATAGTTTAACGTGTAATAATATGAAAATGACACCAAGACCTAATTTTACGCCGAGAGCGCAGCAGGCAATTAATAAAGCTAAATCTACAGCGACAGACTATAATCATCAATTTGTGACATTAGATCATTTATTTTACGGAATGATTCAACTTAATGCTGGGATTTTATCAGAAATATTATTTTTACTAAACATAGATCAAGGGTTAATAAAAGATCAACTAGAAGAAGATTTCATAAAAACTGCTTCAGAATCTTTAACCGATGAAGAACCTGTATATGATGAGCATTTTCACGTTATACTTAAAGTTGCAGCTTCTATTAGTGAAAAACTAGAACATGAATACGTAGGAATTGAGCATATGTTACTTGCATTATTAAAGTATGAAGAGTCTTCAGTTCCCTATTACTTTTCTTTATTTAATGCTTCTGCAGATGATATTATTGCGGAAGTTAGGGAATATTTACATCTTTCAAAAGATCATTCTAATAATTACGCGAAGCCTTCTTCGAAACCAAAAACTACTCCTACCCCTAAAACAAAAGAAACTTCAAACTTCCTTGATAAACATGCAGTTAATTTTAACGTATTAGCGTTAAAAGGTAAATTTGACAATATTATTGGAAAACAACAAGAAATAGATATGGCTTGTGAAATTTTGTGCAGAAGAACTAAAAACAACCCAGTACTACTCGGGGAACCTGGAGTAGGGAAAACCGCTATAGTCGAAGGTTTATCGCAAAAAATAGTCAAAAGCGAAGCCCCAGATTTTCTTTTGGGCAAAATAATATATTCCTTAGACCTAGGATCTCTTATAGCTGGCACAAAATATAGAGGTCAATTTGAAGAGAGGTTAAAAGGTATAATTGATGAAGCTAAGAAAGATCCAAATGTTATTTTATTTATAGATGAAATACATACTCTAGTTGGAGCCGGAAACGCAGAAGGGGGAATGGATGCAGCTAATTTATTAAAGCCTTTACTTGCTAGAGGAGAAATCAAATGTATTGGAGCGACTACTCAAAATGAATACAAAAAAACAATACTCAAAGACGGAGCTTTAGACAGAAGGTTTCAAGCAGTTAAAGTTATCGAACCTTCAAAGGAAGAAACCAGAGAAATAATTTTAGGAATAAAAAATAAGTATGAAAGCTTTCATAGCATCAGTTATTCTGAAGAAGTTTTAGATTTAATAGTAGAATTAACTTCAAGATATATGCTTGATAAACAATTCCCAGATAAAGCTATAGACGTAATGGATCAAGCTGGATCTAAAGTAAAAATAAAAAATATAACTAGACCAAAAAGAGCGAAAGAAATAGAAAAAGAATTAGAAGAAATCGCAATCCATGAATCGCAAGCAAGCCTGTTAGACGCAAAAAATTTCTTAAATCAAGAAAAGCAGTTAGATCTTCTCGAAGAATATGATAAAGTCATCGAAAAATGGGCAAAGAAAACAATAAAAACCAGAGTCTCTGTTTCAGAAAAAGATATTTATGAAGTAATATCTTCTCGCACAGGAGTACCGATTAAAGAAATATCTAAAAAAGATTCAGAGAAAATGTTAGGACTCTTTAAGTCTTTAAAAAACAAAATCATAGGTCAATCTGAAGCGCTAGAAGAAATATGTGAGTCTATATTAAGATCTAAATCTGGCTTACAGGATTCAAGAAAACCGATTGGAAGTTTTATGCTGATCGGTGCAAGTGGTACAGGAAAAACTTATACAGCAAAATGTATCGCTGAATTCATATATGGAGGCGCAGATAAATTAATACAATTAGATATGAGTGAATTCTCCGAAAAGATATCAGCAAGCAGATTGATAGGAGCTTCTCCTGGTTACGTAGGTTATGAAGAAGGTGGAGAATTAACTGAAAAAGTAAGAAGGAATCCCTACAGTGTTATATTATTTGATGAAGTAGAAAAAGCGCACCCAGATGTTCTAAACATATTATTACAAATCTTGGAAGAAGGTTTTGTTACAGACAATTCTGGGCGCAAGGTCAACTTTAATAATTGTATAATTATACTCACTGGAAATATAGGCAGCGAAAAAGTATCAAAACCAGTAATAGGTTTTAGTCAAGCAGAATCATCGGCGCAACTAAAAGACAAGCTCATGACCGAGCTCAAGGTGTTTTTTAAGCCAGAGTTCCTAAATAGGTTGAATGAAATAATCTTATTTCAAGATTTTGATATTCCACAGCTAAAGAAAATAGTTAATTTAGAAATGCAAAAAATATCAGATAAACTCAAGGAAAGAAATATAACTATCAAAGGAACTGCATCTATAATTAATTATATAGCAGAAGAAGCAAAGAAAGAAAAAATGGGAGCAAGGCCAGTAAAAAGATTAATTCAAAAAAATATTGAAAACGAACTATCGAAACTTCTTTTATCTAAAGAATTAGATGATAATTCTGAAATAAAATTCTCTTATCTAAAAAATAAAGTTTCTTTTAAAATTAAGGAAGTATAGGCTTAACAGGATCTTTAATCTCAGGATCTTTTGTGTCCATAGGGTCTTCAAATTTTTCTCCGGGATTATTATGCAAATCTTCGCTAACTTTATTTTTATTTTCGTTAAATATAACCATACAAGCAGAAAATCTATCTCCTTGAACAGGGTATCTTTTTTTCATATTCGCATCTAAAATGCATCTTGTAATAAATTGATCTCCGCTTTCTTGCGCTGCTGGAGTTGGGTATCTTTTATCCTGATTAGAAAGGAAATTATTTTTATCGTTTTCACTTTCAACTATCTCTTCTGTTTTATTTGGAAACATTTCATGATACTCTGTATACATCAATGATTTATTTAGTAAATCATGAGCATCTTGAATATTTTTCTTTTGCCAATCCTCTAAATCAGTATCATCTTTTACCATATCGTACATTATTCGAGCTTTTTTCCAAAGGTTATAAAGCTCAGACTTAATGATTTTATTATTATAATTTGTTTCTGCGTTTGATTCGCTCATAATATTTATTACACTTAAAACTACATATAATATCCATCAATTTCTGGATGAACACCTGTTGTCGAAGCGTCTTTGCCATGAACTTGATTAGGCTTTGCTCCATATAAATTATAAGCATGCACAAGCTCTTTGACTCTTTCTTGGGAAGCAAGGTAAGCTTGGTGATAATTTTTGGCTGTAGCATTTTTGTCTGATCTTTGAATGACAGAATCTCCTTCTTTGATCATCCTGAAATCAGGGCTTCCATCGCTTCCATCAATACCTCTTAATACTCTTCTATGAGCTTTTCTGTTGTATTCAGATAAATACATTTCCCTGATAATCGCTTGTTCCTCTAAACCAAAACTGCTAGGATCTTGACCACTAAAAGAAGTAAATATTAAATTATTTAGTTCCCCTAAATGACCTTCTAGCCAACCGGAAATCAACCCAATTTCTTTATTCCTAGATTCTCCATGTTCATGAAAACCAATTTCTTGATCATATATATCTACCGCAAGTTTTCCTAAATTTGTATCTGGAAATAAATCGTGTGCCATTTTAGTTATTTAAATAATCAATTACTGACTTATGCTTAGGATTTTTTGGATCTAATTTTTGAGGCTCTCCCATGATTTGCACACTACCTTTACCATATAAGCTTGAATCAAACGCTCTTTTTATTTTATTCTTTAATACTGTTTTGTTTCCCGAAGGAAAAACTCCAACTTTAACCGCAAAAGCTTGAAGGTCAGTTAAATTCATATCTTTGAGCATTTCTTCAAATACTCTTTTATCATTTGTTTTGAATGGGTTAATTTTAGGAATACCAAGAACTTCTTCTAGTTCTCTAGCTCTAGAAACTTGATCTTCATATGTTTTACCATTAGTTTGTTGTAAATCTTCAAGTTTTTTTGCCTTCGTTTTTTTAGAAGCGCTAGACTTGCTCGATGTTGTTTTTTTATTTGCCATAATTTTACCTTTTACCTTTATGTATTAATACACATTTATTATAAATAAATTAAATAAAAAATCCACCCCAGTTGCCTGAGGTGGACTTTTATAAAACGTTAATTTTAGTTAAAATTAAACGATAAGACCAAGCAACACGCGATCATCGATGATCATACGGCCTTCTTCAAGAGAACCATAATAACCAATCTTAGACTGACGAGTTACGAATTGATCGTCGGCTACGAGAGAAAACTCGTCTCCGGACTCGGAATCTGTAGCGACTGCACGAATCATAGATTCACGACTAAGGTCTACACCAACAAGAACTTGCTCAGAAGCACCATCAAATGTTGATTTACTTGCCGCAACAGCATAGTGGTCATCATAAGAAGTGTTATCTGCAGCAACGTCAAATGTAGTATTCCATTTTTGACCATCACCCATTTCATTATACTCTTGGATAGATACGCCATAGAATTCAGGAATACCAGCGCTATTAAAGATGGCATCACGCATGCTGTCTGTTCCAGCAATATCAGTGTTTTCACCTTTAGTGTTGATCGGATTGTAAGCTAAGCCACGAATTTCTTCTACGATTTCAGGAGAAACAAGAAGATCTGTAATTCCGCGTCCGCGGCGATCAGCAGGAGTTCCTCCGGTCCATGCAGTATTAATTCTTTTCGCTTTTGTGAAAAGCTTATTAAGATCTGAAAGCAAGAAACGGTTTGCTTGAGCAGAACGGATAACATGTTTCTCTCCGTTTGTTTCGGCGTTTGCTAATGCAGTCATTATCATGGTTGCAGAAGTTTTTTCTTGTTTAAGAAGGACTTCTTGCGCCATACGAGTAAATGTTTTACTAACAACATCAAGTCTTGAGCGGGAAGCATAACGCTTATCGAAACTCAACGCACTATCGAGAGTATAAGTTGTGAACTTAAGCTCGCTTTGTGAAGGTGCAACTTGATTAGTAGGAAGTCCGCCAGCGACTGATTGACTCCAAACTTGAATATAGTCTTCATCAGTGATGTCGTGATAGAGATCCAAGGGAATACTTGGGCTTTCATCACTATTGAACTGAAGAGAGGTAAACATATTACTCACTGTAGGAGCTGCATTAACAACTTCTGCCAAGACTGGACCAATAAATTCAGCCAAAGCAGTTTGAGCTTCGTAAGCAACGTCTCTGTTTTTCGAAGCCATAGCTTTGATAAGCTCGACTTGCTCGGGTGTTCTTTCTAAAGTAATTTTCATTATTTTTTAATTCCTTTCTTAGAAGCTGACTTTGCAGAGATATTTCTTTGCAGATGAATCATCGCTTTCTTCGCCGACAGCGATTACAGAACCTACTGCTGTGCCAGAACCTTGTGTTCCTAATTTACCGCCAGATTTAATCTCAAGATCGTCTCCAACAGATGGAGCTCCGTCAATTGCGCTAGCAGCAAGAAGAACTAATCCTCGAGTCAGAACAGGAACTGTTTGACCTGGAAGAACTGCTTGAGCTTCGTCAAGTTTTTGTTTATAATAGAGTAATTTTTCTCCATTCTCGTCGAAAGCCAAGGTCTCACGAAGAGTGATTCCAAGTCCACGACCGCCAGCAGCAGCAGGAGCAACAGTCATACCTGTATTAGCGGGGTATCCGTTGAATCCAATATGCGCTCCATCAAAACTAGCGCCTAAATAATCACGAAGATTATCAGGTGTTGATGCACGCAATTCGGAAACCTCACCAGGTAGAGCTCCCGCGCTTACAGAAACAACAACGCCAGAGTCAAAGTCGCCAGTTCCGCCAGAAACAAAACTCGAAAGAGTTTTGCCGCTAACATTGAGGGCGAACAAATTGACAACGTCATGTTCACTGTAGTCTCGGTATGGTAGTATTCTTTTTGCCATAATTTTTTTCTTTCTGTATTAGTATGAAATTTTTACTGATTGTTTAAAAGTTTTTGCGAAACGTTCTTTAAGAGAATCGCCTTCGGATGAACTTTCATTATTGTTTATAACTGCAGCTTCTTCAACTTCAAGATTTTCCAAAGCCTCAGAAACCTCATCGGTTTCGTCAGTTTCTTCAGTGCTTGACGCCTCAGATACTTCAACAACCTCTTCTGAAGTTTCTTCTGTATCAGCTTGAGCTTCAGAAAGTCTTTTTTGAACTTCTTGAGCTACTTTATCTTCAAAAGCTTTTTGTTCGGCAGCGATAACTTCTTTATTCTTATGCTTCCAAATTTTAGCCAATTTTTCTTGATAAGCTGCAAAGCTATCATCTGTTGAGTCGAGATCCGAAAGCTCAGATGCAACAATTTTAGAATCCTCTTCGTCAAGTTCGTAAACTTCATTAAGAGCTTCCATTCTTGCATTGAATCTTACTTCTGCCTCTCTGGCAGAATTTTCTTCTTCAAGAGCGGAAAGTTTTTCTTTGGTTGCGTTAAGTTGATTCTCTACTTCATTCATTTTTTCTTGAAGAGAATTTTGAGCCTGAACAGCCTCTTCTTTTTCAGCTTTAGCTTTTTCAAGATCGGCGACATACTGCTCGCCTTTCTCGCGAATAGCTTCGATAAACACTTTGGAAATGCTAGCGACGCTTTCTTCAGAGAAATCTTGGTTGCCAAGCTTTTCATCTAAAGCTGCTCGGAATTCGTTAATTATTTGATCTTTATCCATAATAGTATTATTATTGGGTTCTTTGTTTAGTACATTTTCTTCAGAAGAATGGGAAATTTTTTTGCTTTTAATAATGATCTTATCAATTGGTTCGTTTCTATTGGGCTTCTCCTCTTGGGTTTTGCGGTTTTCAGCAACTAAACCTTTTACGTCTGCAGCTGGGTTAGAAGTGAAACCTATTCCTAGCGGATAAATATCTCCCACAATCAATCGGTTTACCTTTCTGCCATCTTGCAGCATTCCTTTTCCTCCTAAAGATTTTAAATATGGAGAGTAAGCCTTGACTTCATCTGGATCAGATATAATAGAAGATTCATATAAATCATCCCCACCTACAGATATTACATAATCATTAAACCCAACTTCCCAGCTAGCAGAAACAGTCTGGAAATAATCGCTAGATTCATCTGTAGAATTTTCAACTAAGTCTGCAAATTCTTTACTGGCTGTTCGATAAACTACTGCCGCAAGAGCTATATTATAAGCCTTATCTTCGATTAAAGCTTCATCGTCATTCATTAATTCTGAAGAATCTCCATATCTAGAAAAACCGGCAGAAACAATATGCCCTACGATTTTATCTCTATCGTGTTCTATGTTCGTTGGTTTGTGAACGAAATAGTCTTTAACCGATACTGCGGTTTCGCTGTCTATCCCGTCTCCATTTTTATTAAATTTATTTACCACCGCTGCATTAAAAGCCACCCCTAATAAATCAATGTTTCTTTCAAGATTTATATTTTTTGGAATTAAAGGTCTTAATGACTCAAGCGATGCCTCACTAATATTAGAATGTTCTAACTCATTAGAAGCAATAATAACATTATCGAATGTTGTTGTATATTTATATGGTAATGACATTTGCAAAGTGTTACACTCAGTTTATAAACATGGGAGTAAAGGTATAATTTACATTTTTTACTTGAACATTCATCATATCATAATATAATTTAATCATCCAATTTCCAAGGACTAATGCAGAATATGAATCTTTTCTTGCTTTTTCTGGGCCAGTCTGCCTTTTTAAATTCGGAGGTAGATCGAAGGTTTGAGTTCCTCCCGCTGAAGTAGTTATCTGAATTAAAGCGCACTGAGCTTTAATTAAATTAATCATATCAAATTGATGTTCTACGAAATCAATCATCTTTGCAGCGTTAGTCTGCCTTTCTAAACTTTGTGAAGTTCTTAAAAATTTTAAATCTTGTATTGGTATTTTCTTTTTTCTTTGCTCGTTATATGAATCGTCGATTGCGCGAGATGCAAAATATATCCTTCTGTGATCAAAATTAGCTTGAAGTAATTCATTAGCTAATCTTATCCACTGGCTTGTTGGCTTTCTTAAATAACAAATATGCCTTGTTTCAAGATTATATTCTCTTTTACCTTCAAGAAGCTTTTGTTGATAATGTTCAAGATCATCAAAATTAGTATTCAAACATCCAATGTTAATTTTATTCTTTTTAAATAAACTACTTTCATTGCATGCATTTATAAACTGAACTCCTCCATTATAATCTCCCACAATAGATACAATATTAAAATGAGTTAGTAAATAATAAAAATAAAATATATGTTGTTTTAAGTTTGTTCCAGATAATGCATAGCTATGAACTACAGTGCCAATTTTTTTATCGTCATTTAATTTTAATACCATCATTGCAAAGTCGTCACTACTCTCACTCTCTGCCCAACTCGGATCAAATGCCAGTATATACTTTTCTCCGACTTCTCCACAAACTTCAACATTAGGTCTCTCTCCATCTTGCAAAGTGCATGCTGCCATTTTAGAAGTTTTAAAATATCCGCTACTGTCATCTGTAAATATAGAACCAAACTCTCTGTCGAATTGACTTTGGCTCATTGTAGACTTCGCTTGCTCTATCAAATTTTTATCATATAGCTGTTTTGGAGCGCAGTCGTAACTGAATTGCATAATGATCCTATGCGCATCAGAATGCTTATCTCCCCCCTTCATAATAAGCTCTTCAAATTGTTCGTATGCTTTATACATATATTCAAACTTATAACTTGCAGAAGATAATGCGATCAATTTATTATTTGGCCAGATATGCCTGTCATCTTCAGTCATCTCCCCCTTATCTATCAAATCTGTCTCTAAATTATACAACTCTTCTCTTTGTGTCGGATTTTCAACAACACTAAGGAAAGGTATAATAACCTCATTATAAATTCTTTCAGGCATAAGAGCAAACTCGTCGATAATAATTCTATGGAAACGAAAACCCCGTAGTTTTTCACCATCACCA